ACAGGTAACAGCGACATGGCGATGCAGCAGGTCGACAAGTTCCTCAAGGAATCCACTGTGACCTTCAAAGGTGATGACGTGGATGGTGATACCATTGGTATTATCCCGAAGAACATCCTACAGGTCAGTGATGACCCTAAGAGCTGGGAGCAGGGCCGAGACATCCTCGAAGAAGCCCGTAAGGGAATCATCGCGGCTAACCCTTGGGTTACCAACAAGCAGCTGACGATGTACCAGCAAGGTGACTCTATCTACATGATGGACACCACTGGCACTGTACGCATCCGCTACGACAAGGAGCTACTGACTCGCACTTATCAGGAACAGCAGCAGCGACTGGCCAAGGAAGCCGAAGAGAAGGCACTGAAGGAAGCAACCAAGCGTGCACCTATCTCCGCAGCCACTCAGGCCCGTAAGGCCGCTGGTGAGCGTGTCCGTGCGAAACGTAAGACCACTCCGAAGTTCATCTATGGAGGTGGTGATGAGTAAACAATAAGGAGACAACATGAGCTACGACAAGTCCAGACCTAGTGACTACGATGGTATCTTCCAGAAGGCAGCAGACTCCCACGGTGTTAGCTATGACCTACTGCGTAAGTTATCGTTTAACGAATCGTCCTTCAACCCTAAGGCCGTCTCTAAGACTGGCCCTAAGGGCATCATGCAGTTCACCCGCAACACGGCCCGAGCGATGGGCCTTAACGTGACCGATGGTGACGACGATGGGCGCTACAACCCAGAGTTAGCCATTGACGCTGGTGCTAAGCTGCTTGCGAGCCTCGTTAAGAAGTACAATGGGGATGAGCTTAAAGCGGCCCTAGCGTACAACCAAGGGGAAGGCCCATCGGGTGCCCCTCAGCTCCAAGCGTACGACAAGGGAGACTTCGGGTCTATCTCGGAAGAAGGTCGCAACTACATGCGCAAGCTGCTGGATGTGGCCAAGAGTCCGAACTCAGGCGCACTGGAGGCGTTCGGTGGTATCACCCCAAAGGGTAAAGGGATTCCCGCAGAGGATGCCTTCAAGGGCATCGCTAAGGCTGGCAAGGTAGGTACTGAGCTGCCGGAGTCCCATGGGTTCGACGTTGAAGGTGTAGCACAGGAAGCACCCAACACTCCGTACGCTAAAGACTTCTGGGAGAAGACCGGAACTACTCTCGACGAGTATAACGCTCGGTCAACCTTCTTCGGTTTCGGTGATGCTGCTGAGGCTCAGATTCAGAACTCCACATTAGGTGTGGCCTTCCGTGCTGCGCGTGCTGATGATGGGTACGATGTGTTCAAGGACACGTTGACCCCGACTCGCTGGAACTCCTATGTCCCGTCTAAGGAGGACTTACAGAAGCTGCGAGACTCCGGGTTACCTCCGAGTTACTACGGTGTGGTGACTGGTGGTGACGGCGAGAACTGGGACGCCCTCATTAAATTGGCCAAGGATAACTTCGAGGCTGACCAACGGGCAGCTGAGGCTGGTACTGGTGCAAAACTCGCTGCTGGTATCGTTGGCGCTGGTGTAGACCCGCTCAGTTATGTGCCGCTGGTCGGTGTGGCCGGTAAGGGACTCAAGGTGGTCAATAAAGCCCTGCGAGTAGGCGCACAGGCTGGAGCACTCAGCGTTGCCTCTGAGGGAATCCGTACGTCGGTGGCTGGTGGCGAAGCTCACTATGCTGATGCGGCCCTCGGTGGGTTACTGTTTGGCGCTGGTATGTCGGCGCTTAGTGATGCTGTGGCGGCTGGTATCCGTAAGGCTCGTGGGGTCGAGTCTGTGAATGAGTTCGCTGGCCCAGCACTCCGTATGGAAGCGCGAGAGACCGCCATCAACACTGGTGGTCATGACACCTCGACACTACCTCCAGAGAACTTCTCGTTCGAGCAGGACCACAGAGGTGTTCCGTTCGCCGACCACCCGACCGAAGAGGGCGCAGTGGTTCTGGCCAATGGTTCCATCCTTAGTGATGCCAACCCACTTAACCCAAGGACCCAACGGGACTTCTTAGAGATTGACCCAGAGCGGGCAGCTCCCGGTATCAAACTCGGTGGGTTCACTGAGATTGGCCTGAAGACCTTAGGTTCCAAGGACGCTGGCGTTCGTGCAATCGCTCAGGACCTCGTGCGCTCACCTACAGGGATGCAATCAGGGTCTAGCGGTAAGTTCGGGGCTACAGCTTCGGACATCCATGAGCGGCTCCATGCGACTGACCAACGGATGTATAACCAACTGTATGACGCTGTTGACCGCGCTATGAAGGACCCAGAGTTCTCCATTGGTGAGCAGAAGATGTCACGCAGAGCCATCCGTCAGGAAGTCTACAAGCGTGCAGCCTTGGCGATTGAGCGCCCAGAGTTACAGGCTGATTTGACCAAAGGTGAGCGTGAGGTGATGGACCTGCTGAAAGAGCACTTCGACACCAAGCGTGAACTGATGGAACAGCCGGGTATCTTCGGTAACACCAACGCCGTGAGCATCTTCCCCGGTAGTCGCCACAAGGGTACCTACGTACCTAACGTGTACGACAGGGCTGCTAAGCAGTTAATGACTCAGAAGCTGGGCGGACCAGAAGGATTCCAAAAGGCTATCGCTCAGAGCTGGCTCACCAGTTACCGAGTGCGACCTGAGGTCAAAGCACGTGTCGACGAGTACCTGATGGAACTGAACGGCTACAAGTCGGTTGACCAAGTGACACCTGAGGTGGTCCAGAAGCACGCGATGGATAAGGCGTACGGTATCAGCCACACTGAGGACTTCACGGCATCCAGCGTCATTGACGACAACATCACAGGTCTGGTCGGTATCGAGAACAACTCGTTCCTTGAGGCTCGTAACATGTTCGACAGCGACCTCCCGGTTACCTTGCCGGATGGGTCAACATTCAGTGTCAACGACCTGAGGGACTTCGACATGGCACGGATTATCCCAGCGTACGACCGTCGAGTTAACGGTGATATCGCCATCATGGGCGGTAGCGGTAAGACCACTAAGCAGCTCAAGGACGAAATCATGGCGCTGGACAAGCGGGCTGAACGTAAGGGGCAGCTGAAGGGCGAAGTGGAAGCATTGAAGGACACCGTTAAGATTCTCACTGGGCGTGCTCGACGCAACAACGACACAGCCTTTGAGACGGCTATGCGTTCCCTGAATGACCTAGCGTTCTTCGCTAAGAACTTCTACATGGGTCCGCAGAACCTCACAGAGATTGCTGGGATGTTGGCTAAGGGTAACGTTAAGGCGATGCTCCACGGTATCCAGACGTTGCGAGACCTCGCCACCAGAACCTCTCCAGTGTCCGGCAGTGAACTCCGCGAACTCCATGGGGCGCTGTTCGGTAAGGAACTCGACCAGTTAATCCGTCCGGGACGTGAGGACATCGTACAGCGAATCCGTGAGGCTTCCGATACCAGTGGGGCCATGGCGTCAGTCATCGGTACCATCAAGTTCGGCACTCAGGAGCTGTCAGCTCGTTCCCCTTGGACCAAGATGCTGAATGGTACGGCTAACTACATTCTGGACACTGCCCGTCAGGGTGTGCTCGGTGATGTGGCTGGTGCAGCCCTAGGCGGCAAGGGTTCCAAGTTTGGCAAAGAGAACTTCCTCAAAGCTGCCTCTATCAGTCCTGAGCAGTGGAAGGGAATCAAGCAACTCTTTGTCGACCACGCGACTCGTGACGCTAACGGCCAGTTCACCATCAAGGACAAGAAGGCTTTCAGTCAGGACCCGAGAGCGATGGACCTGTGGCGTCTTGCCGATAAGGTCGCCGACGAGACCATGCTGCGGCCCCACAAGGTATCCCAGCAGGATTCCAAGGCGTACGGTGCTGGTGTCAAGATGGCTATGCAGTTCAAGAACTTCACCATCAAGTCACTCAACGCCAAGTTCGTTCGGTCCTTCTATGAGGGCTACAAGAACAACCGCGCTATCGACATGGCGTTGACCCACATCCTGTCACTTGGTATCGCCGGGACTTACTTTGCGATGCAGGCCCACGTGAAAGCGTACGGTCTCCAAGAGTCTCAGCGTAAGGACTACCTGAAGAAAGCTCTTAACCCTACAATGCTGGCATACGCAGCGTTGACTCGAAGTTCCCACACTGGTGCCCCGCTGTCCATCGTCTCGATGATTGCAGGTGCCGCTGGGTTCCAAGATGCAAACATGCTGCGCTCCACCATCTTGCCTAAGGAGGAACAGTTCCAGAAGAAAGGCGGGGCGTCCAAAGGTAGGGCCGAGTCGAGTAACCTTGCGGGTAACCTAGGGTCTCAGGTCCCGGCTCTGGGTTACGTAGGGAACGTCATCGCTACCGCTAAGAACGCTTATGGTGTTGCTACAGCACCTAATAAGCCGACTGAACGTGACTACATGACAGGCCTGATGAACTCCACCAAGGAGCTTGTGCCGAACGACCCGCTGACCCAACAGCTCATCATGAAAATCTACGAGGCTAACGGAGTAACCATCAAACAGCAGCCTAAACCCAACTAATTAGGTAGCACTATAGGGAGACCATCACGGTTTCCCTTCTCATTCAACTAAAGGAGGTCACGATGGACCAAGAAATTAAAACAGTCATCCAGTACCCCACAGGGTCCACTGAGTTCGACATCCCGTTCGACTACCTGTCCCGTAAGTTTGTCCGTGTGTCGCTGGTAGCTGACGACAACCGCAGACTCCTGAGTAACATCACTGAGTACCGCTACGTGTCTAAGACCAGAGTGAAGCTCCTTGTGGAAACTACCGGGTTCGACCGTGTGGAAATTCGCAGATTCACCTCAGCTTCAGAGCGCGTGGTTGACTTCAGTGATGGCTCAGTTCTCCGTGCCACAGACCTTAACGTTTCTCAGCTTCAGTCTGCCCATATCGCAGAGGAAGCCCGTGACGCTGCCCTGATGACTATGCCACAGGATGATGCTGGCAACCTTGACGCCCGTAACCGCAGAATCGTTCGGTTGGCTCCGGGTGTTGAAGGTACGGATGCAGTCAACAAGAACCAGCTGGACACTACCTTGGGTGAGGCTGGTGGCATCCTGTCGGAAATCAAACAGACAGAGAAGGACATTCAGGATTACATCGAGAACTTTGCAGATGACACCACGTCTCTCAAGGGAATCAACTGGGTGTATAACAATGGGTCGGCCAATGGAGGAGAGACCTCCATTCTGATTACCCGCGAAGGGCCAGTGTTCGCTGTGCCTACCATTTACATCAACGGGGACAGACAGTCTGTTGGTTACCACTACTCTTACGACTCCGGCGATAAGACCATTCATCTAGTTAAGCCGCTTGAGGCTGGCGACTTTGTGGAATGTGTTACCTCTGAGGGTGTACTGCCGCTGTCTAACCTCCTGTCGACACCAGATGGTGCCAGCCAGATTGGCACTAAAAGCGGCCTGACTGTGCAGGACTACCTGAACGGCGTGAAGTCCGCTACCATTCTGCGCAACATTGAGCCAGTCATTGATGGACAGCGAATTGTCCTCTCTGAGATTAGCCCTACTCTGGGTCCTAAGTCTGGAGGTACTTTGGTGTACGACCAGTCTGACACATCCTCCGTGGACGACGGGTACACTGTTTTCGTGACGGCTGGCGGTAAACGGTGGAAGCGAGAAGAGTCCTACATTGACGTAGCGTGGTTCGGTCCGAACTTTGGTCTTGCCTTACAGACCGCTGTTAACCTCGTTGACAACTACGTGAGAACTGTCGGTTTCTACAGCCGCAAGACCATCTACATTGCAGCTGGTAACTACACCACTGACAGGCAGATTGACATACCGTCATATGTCTCCGTGGTTGCAATTGGTAACGTGAATATCAACGGAGCATCTCTTCCGGTTAACTCCTACGTACTCCGAATCACCAACAAGGTAACTGGAATCTCCACGACCCAGCACTCTGGTTGGAACTTAGGTTCGGTAGGCGGTACTCTCCGTCTGGTGGGTAACGGAAGCTCCAACCAAGTTGACGGGCTGTTTGTCGGCAACACTACGGCAATGAGCGATGTACGTAACGTCAGCCTTTACGCTGTGGCAACCTCAGGTGTACGCTACGGGTTAACATTCGGTAGCACCAATACGTACCTATTCACAGCGACCAAGTGTCACTTCGAGACCTCTCTGGTGAACCTGTACTGCCCGTACACCACTAGCGCCAACTCTGGTGAGAAGATGGTGTTCAATGATACTGTATTCGGCGGGGCAACTCGTAACCACGTTGAGATGAGCACTCCGGGGATGGACCTAACGTTCAATAACTGCTCGTTCGACTTTACCGGCGGTAGTATCATCTACGGGACGGAGACTTGGGGTTACTCTAAGGTTGGTCTTAACAGCTGCCACTTCGAAGGTTTTGACAACCTGTGGGTTAAGGTGGATGCACCTCAAGGTGGCTTCATTGGGTCCAACAGGGCAATCACTATCGCAAACGCTACGGTACTTCCGCGTCGACGCTCGAATACGACTGGCACCAACTCGCCTAGCCGAATGCATATTGATGCTAAGTCTACCCCTGTGTATATCAGCGGTCTGGACCTGCGCCATGAGGTTGTACCGTATACCGAGGAAATCTTCATGGCTTCCCCAGAGACCACGTTGATGCTTCAAGGCTACCTGAAAGACCCGTACTACCAGATTCCTAACAAGTCATACATCCAGAACCGTGGGTGGGACATCACAGATGAAACCACTGGGACGTTGGTGAACAGCTCAGACACAATGGATGCACTGACCCGCTTTACGTGCACCGAGCGAAATGCTCTTTCTGCTGAGGTTGTGGACGGAGGGACTTCCGGTAAGTTACTGGCAATGACTGGCGCTGGTGGGTACTTCACACTAGTCACCAAAGGCTTCATTCCGGTGAGTACCCACCAGCGAATTGGCGGAGCAATGTCGGTTCAGGCGGCAGCAAGTACCGGAAACATCCATTGCACGATTGGTGTCCAGTGGTTCGACTACGATGGTAACCTAATCGGAACCAACCAATCCTTTACGATAAACATGCGAGAAGTGTTCAACAACTCTTCGCTGCCTAACTTCGCAGAGGGGAACAACCGCTTCATTTCCACGCCAACAAGGGCTTTCCGCGCACCAGCCGGGGCCGCTAAATGCAAACCGCTGTGGCGCATCTCTGGCCATACTGGCGTGGTTAACATCTCACGCTTAGCATCATTTGTGTTATAAGGAGACAACATGCTGAACGACTTCAACCAGCCGAAAGGCTCAACCATTGGTGTGCTCAAGGATGGGCGCACTATCCAGCAGGCATTCGATGAGATTCCGGTAATATCCGTGCTGCGCTTCGGGGCAAAAGGGGACGGGGTCGCTGACGACTATCCGGCTTTCCAACGAGCAGCACTTGAGGCTCAGCGAATTGGAGGGGCGGTAATCGACATCCCAACGCCACCTGTGGAGTACAAGATTGGGTTCCCTGTGTTCCTGTTCGACCGCACTTGGTTCCGTGGCACAGGCATTAACTGTCGCGTGAACTTTACGGACCCGTTGTATGCTCGCAAGAGCCGCAGTGGGTTCATCATTGGCAGTGGCTACGAGCAAAACCGAGACAAGGCCATTCAGTGCCTTAACGATGGCACATGGGCCACGACTGGGTCTGTGGTAAACTCAGCGTTCACTGAGCTTCCTCGTGGACAGTATGTGCGAGATAACCCATCACAGGTTCAGAGCAGACTGTGCCGAGTGTCTGACATGTACCTAGTCGCCACGTACCCTAATGGAACAACCTTGAAAGGTGGCTATGCGGTGTCTGGTGCCAACGCTGTGGATAGCGATGTATTCAACATTTGGGGCGAGGGCTGGACCGAGATTATCAACTTTGGTTCTGACGTTCCACCAGCTACGCCAAGCTGCCACAACCTCCACGCGTATGACATCACGTGTGTCGAGTCTAACCACTACGAGACATACTACAGTGCAGGGTTTATGGCCAACTCCACGAACTGCTCCATCGGTCGATTCCGTCAGTTAAAACCTATTGCTGACGGTTCGCCTCACGGTTCTGGCGGCTCAATGAACTACACTGAGTTCTGCTCGTTCTATGACATTGACATCCCAAGCCTTGGCCGTACAGCCTCCTCTGAGGGCATCCTTGTCAACAACTCGAAAGGAGCGGTCACCCGTAATATTCGCATCGGTAACGCTAAGACATGCGTGGCTGAGTACTACACCACTGGGGCTGGTATCTTCTACGACCAAGCTCACCCGAACGTCTTTGATGGAATCCATGCGAACAACTGCGACAACGCTGTGGCGCTGCGCTCTAAGTTCTCCGTATGGAAGAACGTTACGCAGACCAATTGTACGTACCACGTGTACTTCGGTACGACTAACGCCCAGTCGTGTGTTGTTAAGTTCATCCCTGACTCCATCGGGTTCGGCTCTGGTGTTGACGGTCTGGCCCGACTCCGCGATAACCGTGTTAATGGTTACATCGAGCGCTCCGTGTATGTTCGTCCGATTAACTTCCTATTGGAAGACAAGACGGTCCTACAGAGCTGGGACACCAACAGGAACATGAAGGCTAAGCCTGATGTGGGTTTCCGTGTGCTGTATCCGATTCCGGTGAACATGCGGGCCATTGTCAGCGTAAACCAGTTCTTCACGTTTGAGGTCGGTGCCGGGTCAAAAGGTTCCAACGTGGACATTAAGGTGCGCCGTATGGCATCCCTTAGTGGTAACGCCAATGAGCAGCCAGTCATTGAGTTCTCTAACTCTAAGACTGCCACAGTGGACACCGTACAGGATGCTAACGTACAGGCCAACGCACCTGCGCTCGTCCTCACTGCGACCCCTGACATGCCCAACTCTATGGATGTCCTCATTACGGTGAACAACCCGACCCTCAACATGAACCTCAAGGAGTTCCGGCTGGTCTACCTTGGGGACTAACAGGAGGTAACATGTTATCCCTAGACTTCAACAACGAAGTTATCAAGGCGGCTCCCATTGCGGGGGTCGCTGGGGCTGACGGTGTAGCGAGGCTCTTCTGGGGCCTCTCACTCAACGAGTGGTTCTACGTCGCGGCAATCGCCTACACAGTGGTTCAGATTGGTGCCAAGGTAGTCGACAAAATCATTGACTGGAAGAAAGCTAATAAGGAGTAAAACATGGACCTGATTAAGTTCCTCGAAATGTTAGACACTGAGATGGCTCAGCAGATGCTCATGGACCTGAAGAATCCCGAGAAGCGCACACCTCAGCTGTACAACGCCATTGGTAAACTACTGGAGCGCCATAAGTTCCAAGTCTCTAAGCTGACCCCTGACGTTAACATCTTGGGCGGACTGGCTGAGGGTCTGGAGGCTTACAACTCCAAGGTGGGTGCTGATGGTCTGACAGACGACGATAAGTTCACCCTACAGTGATATACTCAAGGTACTACTATATGTAGTGCCTTTATGGATGTCATTGCACTACGCTAGGCGTTCCTACGTGAAATCTGAGAAACAACGGGAGGCATTATGCTGGAGTTCACAAAGAGAATCGTCCCGTATCTTGTGGCTATCATGGTGTTTGCCTTCGGGTGGCACTTGGGTTCGCAATCTACGGACGCTAAATGGAAGGAGGAAGTACAGAATGAGTACGTTAAGAAGCAAACGGCTAGAGCTGAAACTCAGAAAGAGATTGACGCAGTATCGGCTAAGTACCAAGCAGACCTTGAGGGGCTGGAGGGCAGCACTGATAGGATTATTGCTGATTTGCGTAGCGACAATAAGCGGCTGCGCGTCAAAGTCAAACCTACCAGTGTCCCCGCAGGACCAGACGGTCGATGCCTCGTTGATGGTTCCGTCGAACTACACGAAGCAACTGCTCGAAGTCTTATCGCAATAACCCAGAAGGCCGACCTCAAAGAGAAGGCCCTACAGGACACTATTCGTAAGCTACAGCGGAAAGGAGGTGAACATTGAGTAACTCTCAGCAAGCCAAGAACGCCTTAATCATTGCGCAACTGAAGGGTGACTTTGTCGCCTTTCTCTTCGTGCTCTGGAAGGCCCTGAACCTGCCGGAACCAACCAAGTGTCAAATCGACATGGCCAAGTGTCTGGCGAACCCAAAGAACAAGAAGTTTATCCTTCAGGCTTTCCGTGGTATCGGGAAGTCGTTCATCACGTGTGCGTTCGTAGTGTGGACCCTGTGGCGTGACCCTCAGTTAAAGATACTGATTGTCTCAGCCTCAAAGGAACGTGCGGACGCTAACTCCATCTTCATCAAGAACATCATCGACTTGTTGCCTTTCCTGAGTGAGCTTAAGCCTCGCCCCGGTCAGCGTGACTCCGTGATTAGCTTTGATGTAGGCCCTGCCAAGCCTGACCACAGCCCGTCAGTTAAGTCTGTGGGTATTACGGGTCAGCTTACTGGTAGCCGTGCCGATATCATCATTGCGGATGACGTGGAGATTCCCGGTAACTCTGCAACCCAAGGTGCTCGTGAGAAACTCTGGACGTTGGTTCAGGAGTTCGCAGCACTGTTGAAACCTCTGCCGACTAGCCGTGTTATCTATCTGGGTACCCCTCAGACCGAGATGACGCTCTACAAGGAACTTGAGGACAACCGTGGGTACTCGACGATTATCTGGCCTGCACAGTATCCTCGCTCCAAAGAGGAAGACCTGTACTACGGCGACCGTCTGGCCCCAATGCTTCGTAGTGAGTACGATGAGGACAAAGAGGGTCTCAGCAGTCAACCTACTGACCCGGTGCGATTCGATTCCATGGACCTTCAGGAACGTGAGGTGGAATACGGCAAGGCTGGCTACACGCTTCAGTTCATGCTCAACCCGAACCTCAGTGACGCCGAGAAGTACCCGCTACGCCTCCGTGACGCTATCGTGTGCGGTCTACAGATGGACAAGGCCCCAATGCACTACCAGTGGCTGCCGAACCGTCAGAACCGCAATGAGGAGCTTCCTAACGTGGGTATGAAGGGTGACGAGATTTACTCCTTCCATACAGCCTCCAGTAACACTGGTGCGTATCAGGGTAAGATTCTGGTCATTGACCCCAGTGGTCGCGGTAAGGATGAGACTGGCTGGTGCGTGCTATACACCCTCAACGGTTACATCTACCTGATGGACGCTGGTGGTACTCGTGGTTACGAAGAGAAGTCCCTTGAGTTCCTCGCTAAGAAAGCTAAACAGTGGCAGGGACAGACTGTGGTCTTCGAGAGTAACTTCGGTGACGGCATGTTCGGTAACGTGTTCCAGCCTGTGCTCCTGAAGCATCACCCAGCGCAACTCGAAGAGATTCGTGCTCGTGGTATGAAAGAGGTCCGCATCTGCGATACCCTTGAGCCTGTACTGGCAAGTCACCGCTTGGTCATCCGTGATGAGGTCATCCGTCAGGACTACCAGACTGCACGTGACGCAGACGGTAAGCACGCTCTGAAGTACAGCCTGTTCTACCAGATGACCCGTATGAGCCGTGAGAAGGGCGCTGTGGCACACGATGACCGACTTGATGCGTTAGCATTGGGTGTCGAGTTCCTACGTGCTACGATGCAGCAGGACGCTGTGAAGATAGAGTCTGAGGTACTTCTGGAGTTCTTGGAGCACCACATGGAGAAGCCCCTGAGTAACGTCTCCCAGTTCAAGGCCACCAGCAGCAACGGTGTGGACATCCGATGGGAAGACGACGGGGATGACACTATGTTCATCGCATGGTGATTATGCAGGGATTGTGCATAAGGATTCATTAGGCCACGGAAGGCCACTTCAGGAAAACTTCAGGCATAACAGACACTTGGAATTAGGTAGCACTATAGGGAGAGACCCCCTAAAGACTTACTATAAGACTACTTAAAGTTTCATTCATATAGTTATGCACTACAGGTCTCCTCTATGAGAGAGGGTAGTGATGATAATATCACCCTCTAACTATAAGACACTAAGAGCTAACACAAGGAGGACCTATGCGCTTACTGTTAACCTTACTGCGCCATAGGACTACTTGGCGGTTTCTGCTGGTACTTGCTGGCGCCCTTGGGGCTTCACTGGTTACTCAGCAACAACTCGGTGGACTGGAGACTCTCGTGTGCTCTCTACTCACTTGTAGCGATTAGGGTCTTCCTGACGCGCTAGGGATTCCGTAGTGATGCTTATCAGCATACACCACTCCATCCCTCTACAGTCAATACTTAAAGTTAACCTTAGGTGATTCACTGGGTCTACCTACGGGTCTATGCACTGACCTGAGGACTACCTGAGGTTACCTTTAAGAATTTTACATAAAGTTCTGAGTGTACATCTCACAGTTTAAACTTTTGGTTATCCCCCGGTACCCTCCAGTCCACCCGAAGTAACCATGGGCCACCCCTAAACCTTCGGTTTAACCTTAGGTCGGTACCTTGGGAATCCCTTGGGTGATACTATATGTTGTGGTGAGTGGGACCTTGGGTGACTATATGTTGATGTCTCTGTGTGCCTCTTTAAGTATCCACCTGAGGTAACAACCTGAGGTTAGACCTGAGGTCATCCACTGACACTATACCTTAGGTTAACCATGTGACCATCCGGCGAGTCATCACTATAGGACTATTGGGTAGTCATTGTCAACACCATTCAATTAGGTATCACTATAGGGAGACACTTAGAGTATTACTTAGAGACCATTACCAATAAGAACACTATCACTATAGGTCTACATAAAGTTCAACTTAGGGTATTGACATTAGGTAACGGCTATGGTCTAATGGCTACCAGTTGAGAGACACAACGCTACCAACCACTAGCATACTTCGAGTTACTAGATGGATGCCGAAGGGTCTCAAGTAGTCATCAACCGGACATACGAAAATGGTTGACTCAACGATGAACAAGTAGTAACGTAGTAAGCAAGCAGTAACCAGCAGCACCGCTCTTTAACAATATGGATTAGTCGCTGATATGTACACCATGACATTAGTGTTTAACTAGTGGTTACATTCAGGTCTCTGGCAAGGTACGTCCTGTCACCCTGAGAGTAGCCACACCGATAACCACTAACGCAACATTGAGGATATACACCATGGAACGTAACGCTAACGCATACTACGACCTTCTGGCTGCAACTGTCGAGCTGTTCAATGAGCGAATCCAACAGGATGAACTCACGGAAGATGCCGACTGGTCTGATGCACTGCACGAGGTGGTAGACGGTCAGGTTCCACACTATTACCACGAGATTTTCACGGTGATGGCTGCTGACGGTATCGACCACGAGTTCGACGATTCGGGCCTCATCCCGGACACCAAGGATGTAAGCCGCATCTGTCAGGCTCGCATATACGAGGCGCTGTACAACGACGTCTCGAATGACTCTGGGATTGTCTGGTATGAAGGGGCTGAAGACGAGGAGGGTTGTGATGATTAAGTATGGACTCACTCGACAGGACATGCACGAATACCGCAGCGCCTTTAAGACGGCCTGCGAGTGCACCGCTGGCATACCTGAAGCAAAGGCCGACTGGTTCGGCTATTACATGGCCCAATTAGCCCAGACCTATCGCACACGTAAGGTGATGTATGGTAACCCTGTTCGTAATTAGTATGTACGCCCTGATTGTCCTGTACTTTATGCGGGACTTTCGCAAGGGTCTCAAAGTGCACAAGGCATCATTCAGTTACATGAAGTGGGGCTTCTTGCCTCGCTTTACTGTACGGCTATCAAATGGTCGCTTTAAGGCCAACAAGGTAGGCATTTTCTACATCGCAACGCACTGACAACCTAAGGAAAACCTGTATGAAAGTCGTTAAATTAAACTTTGCAGGCTGCACACTGGACGCCATCGTGGGCCACCCAGAGTACGAGATACTATTCGTTGCCAATCGACAACTATCTTCAGGGTAGACTTATGGGTTAGCAAGGTGTATCTTAGGTGTCTCCGCAGCGAGGCACCAATAGATAAACTTTATTCACAAAGAGGCACACAATGAACGCATTAAACATTGTACGTAATGACTTCTCAGAGATTGAACTAGCCGCTATCCCGTACAATATCCTCAGCGAGCACTATGGGGACAAGCTGGCACGTGAGCAGCTGGCCCTTGAGCATGAAGCGTACGAGCTGGGCGAGCAGCGTTTCCTGAAGATGCTGGAACGTCAGGTCAAAGCAGGTGAGTTCGCTGACAACGTGGCTGCTAAGCCGCTGGTCCTAACGTTGCACCCGCAGCTGACCAAGCGCATTGACGACTGGAAGGAGGAGCAGGCAAACGCACGCGGTAAGAAGCCTCGCGCATACTACCCGATTAAGCACGGCGTAGCCTCGGAGTTAGCCATTAGTATGGGCGCTGAGGTACTCAAAGAGAAGCGCGGAGTGTCCAGTGAGGCAATCGCACTGCTGACCATTAAGGTCGTCTTAGGGACGCTCACAGACGCCTCAAAGGCCACCATCCAGCAGGTATCCTCTCAGTTAGGCAAGGCCCTTGAGGATGAGGCTCGCTTCGGTCGTATCCGTGAGCAGGAGGCCGCCTACTTCAAGAAGAACGTAGCGGACCAGCTGGACAAGCGAGTGGGCCACGTGTACAAGAAGGCTTTCATGCAGGTGGTCGAGGCCGATATGATAGCCAAGGGGATGCTGGGCGGCGACAATTGGGCGAGCTGGAAAACTGACGAGCAGATGCACGTAGGGACCAAGCTGCTGGAGCTACTCATTGAGGGGACTGGTCTGGTGGAAATGACCAAGAACAAGATGGCCGATGGCTCCGATGATGTGACCAGTATGCAGATGGTCCAGCTGGCTCCGGCCTTTGTGGAACTCCTTAGCAAACGAGCGGGCGCACTCGCAGGTATCAGCCCTATGCACCAACCGTGCGTAGTCCCTCCGAAACCTTGGGTTGAAACCGTAGGTGGTGGATACTGGTCAGTCGGCCGTCGACCGCTGGCACTGGTGCGCACCCACTCCAAGAAGGCGCTCCGGCGCTACGCAGACGTGCACATGCCTGAGGTATACAAGGCGGTCAACCTCGCGCAAAACACGCCGTGGAAGGTCAACAAGAAGGTGCTGGCGGTAGTCAACGAGATTGTCAACTGGAAGCACTGCCCGGTTGCTGACGTCCCAGCGATTGAACGTGAAGAGTTACCACCACGCCCGGACGATATCGACACCAACGAGGTGGCACGTAAGGCATGGCGCAAGGAGGCCGCAGCGGTCTACCGTAAGGACAAGGCCCGCCAGTCTCGACGTTTGTCAATGGAGTTCATGGTCGCACAGGCAAACAAGTTCGCTAACCACAAGGCCATTTGGTTCCCGTACAACATGGACTGGCGTGGGCGTGTGTACGCTGTGAGCATGTTTAACCCGCAGGGTAACGACATGACCAAGGGTATGCTAACACTGGCCAAAGGTAAGCCAATCGGTCTCGACGGGTTCTACTGGCTGAAGATTCATGGTGCAAACTGCGCGGGCGTCGACAAGGTTCCATTCCCTGAGCGCATCAAGTTCATCGAAGAGAATGAGGGCAACATTCTGGCGAGCGCAGCTGACCCACTGAATAACACTTGGTGGACACAGCAAGATTCACCGTTCTGTTTCTTAGCGTTCTGCTTCGAGTACGCAGGCGTTAAGCATCACGGACTTAATTACAACTGCTCGCTACCGCTGGCGTTCGATGGGTCCTGCTCTGGGATTCAACACTTCAGCGCTATGCTCCGCGATTCTATCGGTGGTCGTGCTGTTAACCTGCTGCCTTCTGATACCGTGCAGGATATCTACAAGATTGTGGCCGACAAGGTTAACGAGGTGCTCCATCAACACGCCGTCAACGGGTCTCAGACGGTGGTCGAGCAAATTGCCGACAAGGAGACGGGTGAGTTCCGCGAGAAGGTAACGCTGGGTGAGTCCGTACTGGCTGCTCAGTGGTTGCAGTATGGCGTGACCCGCAAGGTGACTAAGCGTTCGGTAATGACGTTGGCGTATGGTTCCAAAGAGTTTGGCTTCCGTCAGCAAGTTCTTGAGGATACCATTCAGCCAGCTATTGACAACGGCGAGGGCTTGATGTTTACGCACCCTAACCAAGCGGCTGGCTACATGGCCAAGCTGATTTGGGACGCTGTGACCGTGACCGTAGTAGCCGCTGTCGAGGCTATGAACTGGCTGAAGTCTGCCGCTAAGCTGCTGGCCGCCGAAGTCAAGGACAAGAAGACCAAAGAGGTTCTGCGTAAGCGCTGCGCAATCCACTGGGTGACACCAGACGGCTTCCCGGTGTGGCAGGAATACCACAAGCGCGACCAAGCGCGCCTGAAGCTGACGTTCTTAGGTCAGTCCAACGTGTTCATGACGTACAACAAAGGGGACGCTAAGGAGATTGACGCACACAAGCAGGAGTCAGGAATCGCTCCTAACTTTGTGCACTCACAGGATGGTAGTCACCTGCGAATGACCGTAGTGCACGCTAACGAGGTCTACGGGATTGACTCCTTCGCACTCATCCACGACTCCTTCGGGACCATTCCAGCAGATGCTGGTAATCTCTTTAAGGCAGTGCGCGAGACGATGGTCAAGACCTACGAGGACAACGATGTAATCGCTGACTTTTATGACCAGTTCGCTGACCAGCTGCACGAGTCTCAATTGGACAAAATGCCTGCTGTCCCGGCCAAAGGCGACCTGAATCTGCGCGATATATTAAAGTCTGACTTCGCGTTCGCATAAGGTCTCAGGCAATTAGGTAGCACTATAGGAACATACTCAAGGTCATCACGTTTGGTGGCCTTCATGAATGTCCCTTACTATCACAATCAGGAGTAACACCATGTACCAGAACACAATCAACTTTGAGCGCAACCGTGAACGTCAGCAGACCGAGGGTTACATCCCTAAGGGCCGCAAGCTGAACAGGACAAAGCGCGGTGGCGGCGTTAAGGGTTCCTTCCGTAACGCGAAGGGTGACAGCGTTGTTAACCAAGAGAAATACTTCGTAGGAGCGTAACAAATGGCTGAGCAAACTAAATGGCTGTTCGAGGGCAGCACTTCACAGTGGTCACGGCTGGGTGCCACAGAGCGTAGACTGCTGGATAAGACGGGACTGATAGTCATCATGACGCTGGATTGGAGCACCCAAGGTGTTACTCTCTCAGTGCACGAACCTCGCAAGTTCGGCGGGCAGTGTCTTATTGAGAAGACCTTTAGTCGCTGGTCTATTGACTCAGCGTCAGACTGGCTGGCAAAACTCACAGCCGACTACTCAAGTTGGAAATGATTAGGTAGCACTATAGGCAGACTCAAGGTCATCGGATTCCGGTGGCCTTTATGATTGCTTATTGCACACTAAATGAACACTACACTCTGGAGACATCGACATGATGAACATTAAGACTAATCCATATAAGGCCGTTTCATACGTACGCTCTGCTATCGAGAAGGCGCTTGAGACTTCAGGTTACCTCATCGCAGACACTAAGCACGATGGTGTACGCGGGAACATTTGCGTAGACAATACAGCCAACTCAGCGTGGCTCAGCCGGGTATCCAAGACCGTTCCCGCCATTGAGCACCTCAACGGTTTCTGGCTGCGTTGGAAGAAGTTACTGGAAGATGACCGCTGGATTTTCCCTGATGGCTTCATGCTTGATGGTGAACTCATGGTCAAAGGCGTGGACTTCAATACCGGGTCTGGCCTGTTGCGCACCAAGTGGCTAAAGGCAAAGAACTATGAGTTCTCCACCTATGCCATTGAGAAAGGGTGGGACAATCCTAAAGGTAAAATCCCTTTCCACCTAAACAGCGCAAACCTCAAAGTTGTCCTCTATGATATCATTCCGCTTGACATTATCGAGTCCGGTGATGACTACAACGTGATGACCCTCCTGCGCCTTGAGCACGTCAAGGTTGCCTTACCAGTCCTGCAAGACCACTTCCCTGAAGTCGAGTGGTGCCTCTCGGAGTCCCATGAAGTTTACGACATGGACGAACTCGATGCGCTTTACCGACAGAAACGAGAAGAAGGTCATGAAGGTCTAGTGGTTAAGGACCCTCGCGGTATCTATAAGCGCGGCAAGAAGTCCGGCTGGTGGAAGCTGAAGCCAGAGAACGAGGCTGACGGTGTTGTCGTGGGACTCAACTGGGGAACTCCCGGTCTTGCCAACGAGGGCAAGGTGATTGGCTTCGAGGTTCTTCTCGAGTCTGGTCGCGTGGTCTCAGCTAACAACATCTCTCAGGCACTTATGGAAGAGTTTACAAAGCGCGTCGAAGAGTACACCACTGAGTGTAACGCCAATGAAGCTGGTTGTTGGTACATGAACCCTTACGAGGGCTGGGCGTGCCAAATCAAGTACATGGAGGAAACTCCAGACGGCTCTCTGCGTCACCCGTCGTTCGACAAATGGCGCGGGACTGAGGCGGACCCTACCGTTAAGATGTAATTAGGTAGCACTATAGGAGACAACAACATGTCCATCAATCTGATTCTAATCATCGTGTTCATCCTCGCGGCTATCGTGTGGTCAATGAATGACGAGCCACCTAAAGGAGCATAACCATGCGCTTACACTTCAATAAATCCAACGGTATCTTCTCGGTTCGCCGGGAGGACCGCAGCACTGTAGCGGCCTCTGAGCGCCACGGTAAGATTCCACGTATCGGCGATACATTCGAGCTGGCACCTCGTGTGCACATCTTGGTTACTCGCGGTCTCTACGAATTGGCTCAGACTAAGAGCCGTCCTTTCGTACCCGTAGTGGTGACCAAGTGGCCGCGCCTTCGCCTGCTCTGGGAGCGCATTAAGGAGGTGGTCAATGACTGAACGTGAAATTCGAGTGGTGAACCTACTGGTTGCCCACAACGCTGACCGCCCAGATTCCACGAAATGCGCTGATGGTGTGGTGTGTGCCAGCGTACGTTGCAGCGAGTGTCCACTCAACGTAAAAGGCACAACTCTTGGGGAGGTGCGCGCAGTGAAGGGCAGCAAGGCTCCAAGTGTAGATGACGACGGAGTCAAGCAGCCAAGTCACTACCAACTATTCGGAGGCGTCGAGGCCATCGAGGTGATTGCGCGCAGCATGACCCAAGAGATGTTCAAGGGGTACTGCCTCGGGAACATCCTCAAGTACCGCCTCCGTGCTGGTAAGAAGTCCGAGCTGGCTACCTTAGAGAAAGACATGGCGAAGGCCGCTTTCTATCTGGAACTGTACGAGAAACACAAGGGGTTGTGTCATGATTGAGTTAACACCGAGTCGTATTGAAATCCTGAAGTATTGGGCCAAGGACTTCCTCAGAATCTACCAGACTGAGGACTTCACCAAGGAGGAGCTTGAGTTCATTGAGGAGATTCTCAGCCATGAACCCGAGTGATTGGTGCCGAGCGATGTACGAGAAGACGCTCGACCCTGCGTACATCACCCTGTATAACATGTGGAAGGAGTGGGAAGATGCAAAAGTTCATCGTAACGGTCGAGACAGCTAACGCATCGTATGAACTCCCGGTACACGCTGGGTCTCTTGAGGAGGCCCTCGAAGTTGCCGAGGCGGAGTACGAAGAGTTAGGCCAAGTGACTCGGGTACGCCCGGATAGTCATTAGGTAGCACTATAGGGACACAGGTTGTCCCTCTTTCTGTTATAAACCAAAGGAGATTCACCATGGCATTCGCTAAGAAGAAGATTTATACCACCAAGATTGGTACCTGTGAGCCGTATGCTTACTTCAACAAGCCGGACTATGGCGGTGAGGGTTTTGAGAACCCACGCGGTACCTACAAAGGTTCCGTAACGTTCAAGAACGAAGACTGTCAGGAGCTGGTAGACCTCATCGTTAAGACTCATGAGGAAAACTACGCGGCCCGTCTGGAAGCGCACGAAGCGAACCCGCCGAAGGTTCAGAAGGGTAAGAAACCTCTGAAGCCGTACGAAGGCGACATGCCGTTCTTCGACAACGGTGACGGTACCACCACGTTCAACTTCAAGTGCTACGGTTCGTACGAGGACAAGAAGACTGGCGAGACCAAGAAGATTGTTCTGGGCGTAGTAGACGCTAAGGGCAAGCGCATTCAGGACGTTCCGATTATCGGCGGCGGTTCCAAAGTGAAGATTCGCTTCTCTCTGGTCCCGTACGGCTGGTCTGCGGTAGCTGGCGCTTCCGTTAAGTTGCAGCTGGAAGGCGTGATGCTGGTCGAACTGGCTACCTTTGGTGGTGGCGAAGACGACTGGGCTGACGAAGCCGTAGAAGGCGGTTACGAAGCTGACGAACCTCGCAGCCGTAAACCTCAGGAAGACCCGGAAGACTGGTCTGGTGAGGAAGCTGACGAGGGTGAAGCCGACGAAGACGATGACTTCTAATGGCTGGCTATGGGGCCAAAGGGATTCGGAAGGTGGGTGCCTTCCGGTCTGGCCTTGAGGACAAGGTGTCCAAGCAGTTAGAATCAAAGGGCGTCACGTTCGACTACGAATTGTGGCGCATCCCTTACGTTATTCCTGCGAGTGACCACCTTTACACTCCAGACTTCTTGTTGCCCAACGGTATCTTCGTGGAGACTAAGGGTCTCTGGGAAGCCGAGGACCGCAAGAAGCACCTATTGATTCGTGAGCAATACCAGGAGTTAGACATCAGGTTAGTGTTCTCTTCGAGTCGCACTAAGATTTACAAAGGGTCGCCCACCAGTTACGCTGAGTGGTGTGAGAAGCATAACATCTTGTTTGCCGACAAATTGATTCCCGTAGACTGGCTGAAGGAGCCGAAGCGTGATGTACCGTTCGGCAAGTTCAAGCAGAAGAAAGGAGCAAAGTAAGTATGGCCAAGGTTCAATTCACTAAGCGACAGGAGACCTCTCAGATTTTCGTTCACTGTTCGGCCACCAAGGCAACCATGGACGTAGGTGTCCGTGAGATTCGCCAGTGGCACAAAGAGCAGGGCTGGCTGGACGTAGGGTATCACTTCATTATCCGTCGTGATGGTACTGTCGAGGCGGGCCGTGACCAAGATGCTGTTGGTTCCCACGTCAAGGGATACAACTCGACTTCTGTCGGTGTGTGTCTGGTGGGCGGTATCGACGCGAAGGGTAACCCTGAGGCAAACTTCACGCCAGCCCAGATGCAGTCGCTGCGTTCACTGCTGGTAGAACTGAAGGTGCAATACGCTGGGGCTGTGCTGATGGCACACCACGACGTAGCGCCTAAAGCCTGCCCGAGCTTCGACCTGAAGCGCTGGTGGGAGAGGAACGAGCTGGTCACTTCTGACCGTGGGTAAACATTAGGTAGCACTACAGGGAGACAGTTACGTTTCCCTGTTGTCGCTTGAGGAGATTACTTTATGAGCAAGTTCAAAGAACACTTTGACCCCATCCCGTTCCTAGCGTATGGACTGCTGGGATTGTGGGCGCTGTCCTTCGTGGGCTCGTTTGTCATTTCGTGCGTCAACGGTACATCGTTATGAGTTACGGAGACAGTCAAGAAGATGGTCAGGAGAGTATCTTCCTGTTCCACGCTCCGTGCAAAAACTGTGGTTCTTCTGATGGTAACTCAGTGTACTCTGACGGGCACGAGTATTGCTTCGTGTGTCAACACCGGGTTCCCGGCTCAGAGGAACGTACCGAAAAGTTATCATCGAGAAGACCCAAAGGAGGGAATTACGGGATGAATACACAAGGTTCAGGCTTATTGGTATTCGGCGAGAGTGACGGTCGGTACACTGACCTGACGGCTCGTGGTATCTCAAAGGCGACATGCCAGAAGGCTGGCTATTGGGTCGCCAAGGTCCGAGGGACTGCCTATCAGGTGGCCGACTATCGTGACCAGAATGGCTCCATCGTCTCTCAGAAGTTGAGGGACAAGGAGAAGAACTTCTCTACCCGAGGGTCCCACAAAGGGGATGCACTGTTCGGTAAGCACCTCTGGAATGGTGGCAAGAAGATTGTCATCACCGAGGGTGAAATCGACATGCTAACCGTGATGCAACTACAGGACTGTAAGTGGCCTGTGGTTTCTCTAGGTCACGGTGCATCAGCCGCTAAGAAAACTTGCAGTGCAAACTACGAGTATTTCGACAGCTTCGACCAGATTATCCTGATGTTCGATATGGATGAGCCTGGTCGTGCAGCCGTTGAGGAAGCTGCTCAGGTTCTCCCTCCGGGCAAGGTTCATGTGGCCGTGCTAACCGAGAAGGATGCCAACGAGTGTTTACTCAAGGGTAAGGGCAAGGAAGTGCTCGACCAGATATGGAACGCAGCGCCTTGGGTGCCTGATGGTGTCATCGGGGCAATGTCCATGAAGGACCGAGTGCGTGAGGCCATGACCAGCGAGCAGAGCGTAGGATACCTTTTCTCGGGATGCCCGGGACTGAATGACCGAACCTTGGGTGCACGTGGTGGCGAAGTCATCATGGTCACTTCTGGGTCAGGAATGGGTAAGTCTACGTTCGTTCGCCAGCAGGCCCTAGGGTTCGCCAGAGGGCAGGGGCTGAGGGTTGGCATGGCGATGCTTGAGGAATCCGTAGAGGAGACCATGGAGGATGTCTTAGGGATTGCCAATGGTATCCGCTTGCGGCAGCAGCCTCGGGAGTTCAAGCAGAAGCTGATAGAAGACGGGACGTATGATAAATGGTTCGATGAACTGTATAGCACAGACCAGTTCCATCTATACGATTCCTTTGCGGAAGCTGAGGTTGACCGCCTGCTGGCCAAGCTGCACTACATGCGCACAGGGTTAAACTGTGACGTAATAATTCTGGACCACATCTCAATCGTAGTGTCAGCCTCTGAGGAATCCGATGAGCGCAAGATGATTGACCGACTCATGACCAAGCTCAAGGGGTTCGCTAAGTCAACCGGAGTGGTACTCATTGTTATTTGCCACCTGAAGAACCCGGAGAAAGGTAAAGCTCATGAAGAAGGACGTGCTGTTTCCATTACTGACCTGCGTGGGTCTGGGTCTCTGCGCCAACTCTCTGATACTATCATTGCCCTTGAGCGTAATCAGCAAGGGGACATGCCTAATCTTGTCCTCCTTCGTATTCTCAAGTGTCGCTTTAATGGTATTGGCGTTGGCATTGCGGGGTACATGGAGTACAACGAAAAGACAGGACTCCTTGAACCGTCTAGCTACACTGGCGGAGAAGGAGAGGGAGATACTGGCTGGGAAGGCCACGAAGAAGACGACTACTGAACACGACGAGTGGTGCTCCTGTGAGCACTGCTGTCCAACACTCGAAGCATTCCGCATGAGAATGTACAGAGACTTCAATCGTAAATAGGAGAATCATCATGTTTAAACTTATCGAAACTTTAGGCCGTCTGGTCATCGCACTGTACATCCGTGAAGCCAAGGCACTGGACAAAGCGTCCAAGGTGGAAGCAGAAGCAGCCGCCAAGCTGGCTAAGGCCGCCGACAAGGCACGTCAGGCATCTCTTGATGCAACCGCAGAGGCAGCGAAAGTTGCACTTAAAGCTCAGAAACTTAAGGAGTTCTTCTAATGACTACCAAAGTTAAATTCCCCGGCAATACCATTCAGCTGTCCGACACTGTAGACCAGTGGGGCCGCAAGGTTCACATCAACGTCCGTAACGACAAGGTCACTCTGGTCTACCGCTGGAAGGCAAAGAGCGATAACCGTGCTCACACTCAGCGCATGACCCTTGACGATGTACAGGCAGCACGACTTCTGGCATCCGTGGCTGTGGCTGCGACCGTGGCTATTGGTGAAGACAAAGTGCGTGGGGTCCTCCTGAGTAAAGAGGTTAGCGAGACATCCCGGCGACTGGCTGAGGCGTCAGAAGTCTAGTGATAAACTCAAGGTCATTACTATGTGTAGTGACCTTTATGATTATCACACACAACATATTGAGGAGCATACCATGCGTAAACCTGAAGAAATCCGTAAAGAGATTGATGCGCTGAACAAAGAGCTGGCCGCTGTAAAGACCTATGAGGCCAAGCGTGACGCTGCTGTTCACATTTTGGAGAACCTTGGGTGGACCCACAGTGACCATAAGGGCTGGCAGAAGCCTGCGCCAAAGTGGAGTGACTACAAGGCCCCACTGAAGGCTGGCGAGCTTGCAACGTGGGAGGATAAAGCTCTGGGAGGTACTGTGTACATCCGGTCAGTAGGAGAAACGTACTCAGTGGTGTCCCATGTTCGCAACGTTGGTCGGTTAGGTGTTGATGTGCATAACTCGAGGTTCACCGTATTGAACAGTAAACTGACAATCCGTCCGCGTGAGTACTTCATCGGGCGTCGTTAAGTAACAGGAGACCACTATGTTAGTAACCGATATCGAGGCTAACAACCTCTTAGAGAAAGTCACTCAGTTCCACTGTGGGGTAATTTATGACTACAGCACGGACGAGTACGTATCATATCGACCTTGGGACTTCTCAGCGTATCTCGATGCGTTGGAAGCTGAGGTGGCTCGTGGTGGTCTCATCGTATTCCACAACGGTCACAAGTACGATGCCCCAGTGTTAACCAAGCTGGCCAAGCTCCAGTTAAACCGAGAGTTCCACCTGCCGCGCGAGAACGTAGTGGACACGTTGGTGCTCAGTCGTTTGCTGTTTGCGAACATTAAGGACTCCGACATGGCACTGATGCGTTCCGGTAAGTTACCTGGTAAGCGCTATGGGTCTCACGCTCTGGAGGCGTGGGGTTACCGCTTAGGCGAGATGAAGGGTGAGTACAAGGACGACTTCAAGAAGCTCCTTGAGGAACAAGGAGAGGACTACGTGGATGGTGCTGAGTGGATTAGCTTCAACGAGCCGATGATGGACTATAACGTTCAGGACGTTGTGGTGACCAAGGCGCTATTAGAGAAGCTATTGAGCGACAAGCATTACTTCCCACCTGAGGGTGGCTGTGGGGATAACTGGTGGATGCACGACGCTGTGACATTCTGGCAGTATTCCTGCGAGGCCGTCTGGTTGGAACACCGAGCCGCTTGGTTACTCGCTAAGCAGGAGCGCAACGGCTTCCCGTTCAACACCAAGGCCATCGAGGAACTCTACGTTGAACTCGCTGGTCGTCGTTCTGAACTCCTTCAGACACTCACCGACACTTTCGGGACTTGGTATCAACCCAAGGGCGGCACTGAGTTATTCCTGCACCCGCGCACTGGGAAGCCTCTGGGTAAATACCCACGAGTTAAGTACCCGAAGCAAGGTGCCATCTACAAGAAACCCAAGAACAAAGCTCAGCGTGAGGGCCGTGAACCCTGCGAGCTGGACACTCGGGATTACGTAGAGGGCGCTCCGTACACACCAGTAGAGCACGTTGTGTTCAACCCTAGCAGCCGAGACCACATTGCGCTCAAGCTGAAGGAAGCCGGATGGGTACCGACAGAGTTCACCGAAAAGGGTGCACCTAAGGTGGACGACGAGGTCCTTGAGCACGTTCGTGTGGAAGACCCTGAGAAGCAGCGCTGCATCGACCTCATCAAAGAGTACCTGATGATACAGAAGCGTATCGGTCAGGCGGCTGAGGGCGACAAAGCGTGGCTACGTTACGTTCAAGAGGATGGTAAAATCCATGGAAGTGTTAACCCTAATGGTGCAGTTACAGGGCGAGCAACGCATAGCTTCCCTAACCTTGGTCAAGTTCCGGGCGTTCGTTCGCCGTATGGTGAGCCTTGTCGAGCAGCGTTCGGCGCAGAGCATCACTTGGACGGACTTACCGGACAGCCTTGGGTTCAAGCAGGCATCGACGCCAGCGGACTCGAACTCCGTTGTCTGGCACACTTCATGTCTAAGTACGACGACGGGGCATATGCGGATGTCATTCTCAACGGTGATATCCACACAGTCAACCAAACGGCGGCTGAGTTGCCAACACGTGATAACGCCAAGACATTCATCTACGGTTTCCTCTATGGTGCTGGAGACGAAAAGATTGGACAGATTGTGGGAGCAGGTAAGGAACGCGGAAAGGAACTCAAGAAGAAGTTCCTTGAGAACACCCCAGCAATCGCAGCGTTGCGTGAAGGAATCCAGCAGACCCTCGTCGAGTCATCCCGATGGGTCGCAGGCGAGCAGAAGGTCAAGTGGAAACGACGCTGGATTAAGGGACTGGATGGAAGAAAGGTACACGTTCGGTCACCACATGCCGCGCTCAACACGTTGCTTCAGTCAGCGGGTGCGCTCATTTGTAAGCTGTGGATTGTCGAGACTGAAGAGTTGCTTCTCAAAGCAGGATTGAAGCACGGATGGGATGGCGACTTCGCCTACATGGCGTGGGTTCACGATGAAATACAAGTGGCCTGCCGGACCCCAGAGATTGCACATCAGGTGATTGACACTGCGCAACAAGCTATGCGTAACGTTGGGGAACACTTTAAGTTCCGTTGCCGTCTGGATACAGAAGGTAAGATGGGTCCGAACTGGGCCGTATGTCACTAATAATACAGGAGATTTATCATGGCTATTACCAAACGTGTATGCGTAAGTTTTGATGCTAAGTTGGTACTGTCTACCGAAGATGTCGAGAAGATTACTAAAGACCTAGTGGTAGCCTCCAAGGGTTTCCTTGAGGGTGAGCCGACAGATGGTTGGAAGCTGGCTGGTATCGAGGCCGCTGTAACTGATGGGCCGGAAGCAGCAATCGAGCTGGCACTGAAGGGAATCATCGCCAAAGAGCTTAAGGCTTTACTGAACGGGATGAAGTTCAACTCCTTCGGTAACTTCCGAGTGGGGTTCAAGCAATGAGTGAGTACCTCAAAGTTCTGGCGGCCCTCAAGGGCTGCCCTAAGTCCTTCCAGTCGAACTACGTTCGCAACAACGCTGCGTTAGTCGCTGAGGCTGCGAGCCGCGGTCACATTTCGTGTCTGACCATGAGTGGTCGCAACGGTGGCGCTTGGGAAATTACCAGTGCCGGAGTGAAATTCCTTAAGACACATGGAGGTTGCCTGTGAGTAAGCACACATTGTTATCCTTCAGCGACTACCGGGCAACCCAGAAGATTGCCAAGGGTGTCCTTGTGATGGACGGTGACTGGCTGGTATTCCAAGCCATGAGCGCCGCTGAGTTCGATGCCTCGTGGGAGGAGGAGATTTGGCACCGTTGCTGTGACCACGCCAAGGCCCGCGAGATTCTTGAGAACTCCATCGAGTCCTACAAGGGCCGAAAGAAGGCATGGAAGAAAGCCGACGTTGTCCTAGCGTTTACCGACCGTGTCAACTGGCGCAAGCTGCTGGTGGACCCAACGTACAAAGAGAACCGCGCAGTCGTTAAGAAACCTGTAGGTTACTTCGAGTTCCTTGAGTACGTATTCGAGACCTACACGTGCGTCCTTGAGCCTCAGCTCGAAGGCGATGACGTGATGGGAATCATCGGGTCTAACCCTCTCGTGTACAACTACGAGAAGGCCGTGCTGGTCTCCTGCGACAAGGACTTTAAGACCATCCCGGATTGTGACTTCCTGTGGTGTACGACTGGTAACATCCTCGTGCAGACTCAGGAGACAGCCGACTACTGGCATCTCTTCCAGACTATCAAGGGTGACATCACCGATGGTTACGGCGGGATTCCCGGATGGGGCGATACCGCTGAGGACTTCCTCAAGGAACCCTTCATTGTGGAGCCTGTAACGTCCGTGCTGAAGTCCGGTAAGAACAAGGGCCAAGAGGTAACCAAGTGGGTGAAACGCGCTCCTGAGCCGGGAGAGACGCTCTGGGACTGCATTAAGTCCATTGGTACCAAAGCAGGGATGACCGAAGCGGAAGTAATAAAGCAGGGCCAGATGGCTCGCATCCTCCGTTCTGATGAGTACAACATCGAGACTGGGGAGATTACTCTATGGCAACCGGGCAGCTGATTCTTATCGTCCTGACCATGGGCTTAATCGCGCGCGGTCTCTGGATGCTGGCCTTGATTATCAAGCAGATAGTTGAGCACAAAGCAGAGTGATAAACTCATGGGCACTAATTAGGTAGCACTATAGGGAAGTGCCCATTATGATTATTACTTAAAGATTACTTAAAGAGGAGACTCAAATGTTAAAACCGATAGAGCATATCCTTAACAATCCTAATGACCTTCCTGACGTACCGCGAGC